TTCACCAATATTCTTTTGTGCCAAATCCCACTTCTCTTGACGAACATTAGGAGAGTTGTCTGGCACGCCTTGCTTATCAGTACCGTCTGGAACTTTACGCTTGCCCATCTTACCGCGTTCAACGTTACGTTCACGCGATACTTCATTAGATGTGTTTACGAATACCATCATGGTTTCATAACCATCCGCTTCTAGTTCTTTTTTAATTCTTTTGATTTTTTCTAGATCGTCGGCTGTACCGTTGATGATAAGACCGAGACGACCTGCAAGGGCTAGACGCTCTTGTTCTTTTGTGATGTTCTTCGCGCGGCCGCGCACGATGTCACGCTCTACTCGTTCCTCATCTGGCATCTCAAGATCAAGGCCGTTCTTTTGCATGAGATATTCAAATGCAACGTCAGAATTGATTTCTTTTAGGCCTTCGCCTGCAAGAGTGGCATTCATTACATAGTCTTTACCAGAACCTGGACCGCCAGCTAAGAAGATAGCTTTTAGTTTGCCTGGATCGTTGATGCCTTCGTTAAGTTGCGCTCTAGCTCTTATGGCTTTCAAACTCTTTGCTTGGTATTCTTGTTTACCTTTTTTGTCCATCCACGAATTATCATCATTGAATGTATATAACTGTTCTGTGTTATTGTTTTGAAGCTGTTGTGTATATGCTTGATTGTCTAGTACATACTGAGAAACTTCTGTTGGAGAAACTTCGCCAGTAACATTGCCTAATCCTCTAACTCCGCCCATTGCTGCTGTATTTGTTTCAACAACATATGTCTTATTAAACATATCTGGATTAGCTTTAGCAAACCAGCGCATAATCTTGCCTGCTTCTGAATTGGCTTCATTTTCAATATCAGAACCAGTTGCGCCCTCTTTTGCAATATCTTTGCCTAGACGACCATCTTCGTTCTGCTTATGGTGTACAAGTTCATGAGCAATAGAACGGAATATATCCATTGGATGTCTATTCATGGTATGTATAGAAAGCTCATTAGACGATGGATTGTATGCTGCAAATGAATTGTAGTCATCATCTTCAGTCTTATAGCGAATGTTTGGCATAGACTTAAGACCAAGTTTATCAGAGGCAAATGAAACAAACGAATCTAGCATAGGTGCTAATTCTTTGCGTGTAACTTCTTCTTTTAGCTGCTTAACAGCCATACCTTTACGCATTGCATTGAACATGCGTCTAGAAAGTTTGGCATTATTGGTAGGTACAGACTTTGCAAAAGAACCAAAATCTCCTTTGCGTACATATTCGCGCATCTTTGTTCCAGATGCGCCTTGTACGCCCTCAGCATCAGGATCACGATCACCTGCTGAAACGACCTCAAACGAGTCTAGATCAATATGCTTTTTGGGATCAAAGTCTTTGTCGGTCTTCTTTTTAACATAGGCGCCGATAGATGCCTGAAACTGTGGAATACGATCTTGTCCAGCGATTAGCTTAACGTGGCGATATCCTTTTTGCGACATTTTCTTGACGGCTTCAATAGGATTACGCACATCTGAATCAGACGCAATGTTAGCCTGAGGAAATAAGCCTCTCATGATAGAGACTTTTTCGTTATGCTCTATAGGATTTTTATCATTATCTTGGGTGCGAGTAGGATAAATATAGTGATCTGCACCGATACTCTTAGCGTGACTTACAGTCTTATTGACTAAGAGAGCATGTCCGTGATGGATGCCTTGAAATCTGCCGCTGCTCACAACGGCCGTCTTATTTTTTGTCATTACTTCCCTCTATAGGAATGTTTATCTATAGAGGTATTTAGTGTTTTTCAAACTTCGTAACGCTTTCTTCTAAGCGAACTGCGAACTACCGATGTTATTTCTTCGGCCAAAGACTTTTTCCGCTCGTTTGGTCTATACTTAGACACTTTACCATCTTTAACCAGATAACCAACAGCTTCTACATTAGGGAACATAGCAGCCACTTTGAATAGCATATCTAGATTTCTTTCATGATCATCCCACATACGAACGCGATCATAATTGCCAGTCTTTAGATACTTCTTTAGAATGACACCTTTGCTGACATGAGCAGATGCTGGATTGCTAGGTCTAAGATTTGAGATGTTGCCAGCTCGCTCTACATAAACATGATCAATAGGAAAACCATGATCACGAAATGTCTGTAGAAATTCCTTATGATCGTCAAAGTCTGATCTGGCTGTAAGAATGATTGAGTGAGAGTTTTCGGATTGATTCCACACAATCTCTTTGGCTTTATCTAGAACATTGTTAATAGGTTTAAATGTGTCACGAAATATTTTGCCTGATCTGAATTGAGCGAAGTCAAAGCTTTCACCTGGATTTAGCTTATACTTGTTAAACTCGCCAGGATCAAGAACCTTGACAACTTTACCATCTTTCATTACAGATACTCTCGCTGCCGTATTGCCTAAAGTGGCATCAATGTCCCACACATTGAGAGTGCGGATCTCTTTCTTTTGAGACTTTACATAATTCTTCAGTTTCATTTGGACCAGTTCTTTACTGCATTGAAGTTTGCTTGACTAAATTCTAATCTGTCTACTAACTTGACTGCTTTTCCAATACGATCAATAGCGACGAATCCTTCTGGTGCGGTCACTTTCAGTCCAGTTGCATCTGTTCGAAGATAAGTTCCAACTGAATCCTGGACTTGTTGTAGTTTCTGCACAATCATATTTTTAGCACGAATCAGTAGATTTTGCAAGTCAAATATTTTCTTTAGCTCGTTTTTGTTGTCCTTATAGAATCCCATCACGATCTTTTTTTCCAACTGACGCTTTTGTTTGGTATCCGCTTTCTTTGCTTCTAGTATGGACTTATTCAACTTCTCCTCCACTGTTGCTAATAGTCCAGCAACGTGAGCGGTGGTATTCGTGATCTCTTTTCCTTCTCTCACTTTCAAATTATTCCACGCTTTGATTTGTATTTTGTAAGAATCGTTTGTTGCAATCATGTTTAAAGTTCTTGCGGATATTGTTCTAAACAAACTGCCAGCTTGAGATAGAATAGCATTGAGTGCTTCGGTTTCTTGTTTAGTAAATGTCGCTGTGCCTGACGCATCGACAAATGACGCATCACGATACCACACATTCTTTGACGCTTTAAATTTGCCTATGTCTGCACCAAAAGATGCTTCCATGTTTGCCATAGTATCGCCCTTGTATGTCGTGTGCCAGACAATACCCATCTTTGCCGATCTGATTTGTTTCGCTAGACCACTATCTTCAGGCACAGCATAGACGATTGTATTTGGTTGAAATGTGATGTATGACTTGCCAGCAATATTTTCAGACTTCAAATCAGCAGAAGTAAACATCATATCGCCTTGCATGACGCCATCAATGCCTAGTTCAGGCAGATACTTTAAAGCGATCTTCAGCTTTGCGTTAAGACCTTCACCAGAATGATTAGCATCAATGTCTGCATTGGTATAATTTAGCTTTGCATTCTGAGCAAACACACCTTTAGTTCCAACGAAGAACTTACCATTTTCTGGATTGATACCTGCAAAGATGGCTGGTGCGCCATCCCATTTCGTTGTTAAGTTAACTGTTCTACCAGTAGCATGACCAGCAAGCATATCACGAAGAGACTGTAGAAAGGATATTGCACCTCTTGTGCCAGAAACTCCTCCATTGAGTACTTCGTCCTCCAAGTGTTCTAAGTGAAGGTTCTTACCTTCTTTGGCTTCTGTTAGATAATCTTGATATGTTAACATTATACTTGAAATCCTAATTTGTCGCCAGCTCTACCAACATAATTTTTAGACCTAAAAGTAACTCGCTTCTTCAATTTGTCTTGTTCTTTTTTCTCTTTAGGAGTTTCCACTAATTTCCATTCTGCATTACCGTCATTGCCCATTCTAAACTTTATATAAAAAACTTTGGTATTTGTCGCATCAGCAAAGATAGGAGTGAAATCTAAAGATTCTCTGGATATTTGAACTATTGTATCTTCACACTTTTGTCTGACTTCTTCGGTATAATCATCATTTTTCAGCCAGTCAAAAGCTTGTTTGAATCCATTTTTCTTCATCCACATTCCAGCTAAAATTGGTCCCTGTTTCGTAGATTGTTTATCAAGAATTTCGATTATACTGTATTGAGGAGTATCTTTCCATTTTTTCAAAAGCTTTTTATCATCATTGATTAAGTTTAGAACATCTCCAGGTTTTAGAGTGTTCGTTGATTCGCCAGATTTGGCCGAAATTTTAAACTCTCTGTTTTTGTCTGTAATTTTATAGTCAAGCAGCGGCTCGTTTGATCTTCCTGGAATATTAACTACTGCTGATCTTGAGTCTATAGGCAACAAACCTTTTGACATAACTGCTATTGGACCAAGAACTTCTCCGAAGTCATTGTTTATTGTATTCAGAGAAATTCCTACCATATTGCCAGAAAGAAGTTTTTGAATTTTACTTTTTGAAGAACTTGAAGGATTAGATGTGTGTTCTACAAGCACTGTTAAAAAGTCTTTTTGAATATTGGTTAGCTTTGATGTACTTTCAATTGCAGATATGACTCTTGAAGTATAAGAGCGAAATGGAATATCAACATCTACAATTTTATTTGTGGATGTACCAAAAAGACCTGGTTTCAATATTATACTTCCACCTGAAGATTCTGGTTTTAGTTCAAACTTAGTACTGCCGATTGTTACAAAACCAGGACTAGGTTTTGCTCCGCCAGTCACTTTACTATACTTTGCGCCGTATTTTTCAAAAAGATTTGCAAACTCTTTTAATGATTCCGCTCTATCTGGTCTAGACTTTAGGGGTCCATAGAGTATTACCGATCTTTGACTAATGATAGTATACTTTGAAAGACCGATAGAATTTAAATTCTTCTTGAATATAGTATCGGTCATTTTAGGTATAAGATTTGTTATTGTAATTGCTGCCATGCTCATACTATCTATTTTATAGTTTCTTATTATTTAGTAGAAACAAAAAAAGCGCCTCGAAAGGCGCTTTACTTTTCTATGATATG